GATCTATATCTATTTCTATCTGCTTATCACCGTTAACAAAGTATGTTTTTTCAAAAGCTTTTACTTTATTAATAAATTCAATTATTTTATTGTTAATGGTTACTGGTAATTTTTCTAATACTTGTACTTTTTGATTAATAGTTAATTCGTTAAATGTTATTTCTACGGGTTTTGAATTAATATCAATTGAAATAGTGTCTATATACTTGGCCAGTTCATGAATAAACACTTCACCGACTGCTTCTTTAGGTAAATCATCATTATCGGCTAAAGGTAAGAGTTTTTTTCTTGTTTCTGTGTTAAATTGCGAATCTTTTATAAGTGTGGGAATTTTAATTAGTACTTTAACACCCTCCTCTACAATTTCTGTTGACTTTAAATCATCCGGTAAAGAGAAATTGTTATTTGTAATAAAAGATAAGTCTATCTCTTCATTTTCTTTCTTGTAAATCTTGTTTAGTGATACAACTCTTAAAGCAGTAATCAAATAACTTCTATCAGAAACAAGAAATGAGATATTTTCTGTAGAATTTTCTCTAATAACATCATTTGCAAATAATGCAAAAGAAATACCAGCAAAAGATTTATCTAACGCACTTTTTACTGCATCTTTCTGCTGCTTTGTAGTGAGTCCTTTAAATTTAACCTTTTTATTAGCAGAAGGTACAAATATCTCAAATTCTCTTTTAATACTATCAAGAGAAATTAGAGCATCGTTAAATTTATCCATAAAACTATTTAATTACTGGGTCTTGTTTATCAATCTTCTTTTGTTCTTCATTCATTTTCTCTATTTCTTGTTCGTATATGTTAAACAAAATAAGATTTTCTGTCAAAGTGTTTTCGTCAATATAATTTGCTGCATAATGTAGTTTGCTTACAAGTATATAATGCAATTCAAATAGATTTTTAAGGTCAGAAGTATACAGTGCTTTTAAAATTTCAAATAATGATAAATTAAATGGTGATAATCTTAAAGGGTCATCAGGATTATTTGATAATACATCAAATACCAAGCTACTAAAGCTGTTTTCAACCGTACTACTAAAATCTTTTATGTGTTTGTTTACTTCAGCAGGTAATTCGTTAATAATTTCAGGACTAATTGTAATTTGTTTGTTATTTAGATATATTTTTGATATACTATTACTATAAGCATCAAATATAGTATCAAAATATAATGAACTGGGTAAAGAAATTTTAATTTCTAATTTATTACAATAAATTTTTTTTGAAAACGTAGTAGAAAAATCTAGACACTCGCTTAAAAACGGGGTAAGAGACTTTTTAAATGTCATACCTTTATCTTTAAACTCAATATCAGGAGAAATAGAAGTTACTCTTAATAGAAAAAGTGCACAAAACTTATCATAGTTATTAAAGCTACTAAAATTATCTGATTCAATAATAGATTTTTCTAAAATTCTATCAAAACATTCATTAATATGAGTATTATTCTTATTAACTAAAAATTTATTAATGAGTTTATAGTCCTTAAATGTTATTTCTTTTAATCTTACGCTTGTTTTCGTTGAAGGGATAGTAAAATTAATGTAAAATGACATTATAAGAAACCTACAGGGTTAATACTTCCTATACCATTTTGGAAGCTTGTTATTCTAGGTATGGCTCCATTCGCAATTCTATTAACAATGTCAGCAACTGGTAGATAGAGGTTGTTTTCCACAGTGTAATTTGAATAAGTCCAGCGAGTTTGATATGTTGTAAGCTTAGGATCACTGTAATCTAGTGTTTGTTCTGTAATTTGATAAGGCATACAATTGTAGAAATTAAAAACTTTACGAGGTATCATAGAAATTCCATGGTAAGTAAATGTATATTCTAGTAAAGTCATATTTACTTTCATGTTTCTTTCATCTTTTTTACCCGCTACATCCCCTGGGCGTGCTGCCATACCAAAATGTGATCCTAAAATTACCCAAGGCCTTACAACAAAGTCAATAAAAGAGGTGTTTGTCTCTCTAAAATCAATTACCAGGGTAGGAAATTCTGTATCTCTGTTACTTCCTAATACTCCAGGTAAAAATCCTCTATTATTTTTAATAGATGCAGTAGCTACATTGTATTGCTCAGTAGGAATTGTAATTTGATGTGCAAATAAACACCCTACAATCTTTTGAAGAGGAAAGCTTGTTAAGATACCGCGTGCACCATCAATATCAAACCCCTTTTTCGTACCGTCAATACGTTCTAAGCTTTGTATAATGCTTGTTCTTAATGCTATTGGGTAGTTATCTATTACTATTATCCATTGTGAAGAGTTTGGAATCGCAGTAAACCAAGATTCCATTTGTACCAAGAAATAATCTCTTGGACTAATGATAGGTACCCCGGGTATATTGAAACCAAACAGATTAACTGCTTGAGGAGCAAATGATGCATTGGTACCTTTTGCGAGATCAGCAAAATTATTACCTAGCGAGTTTAAAGCACTGGTGAACGGGTTATTCACCTAATTATTTAATTGAATCAGCTAATTATGACAGCTTTCTCCAATAGTGATAGGAGACTGTAGCAGTAAATTCAATGGTCTGACCGGTGCCTGCAGCAATATTATAAGTTAAAGGGCCGACATTTCTTACCGAAACGCCAACCAATTGATATTGAGCAATAGCGTTCATGGAATTATCGAGTTGTACTAAATCCATAATTGCTGTTTGCTTGGGCGAAAAATAATTTCCGGTAGAAGTAGCATCATCAAATATGTCTCGCGACCAAGTTTCAAACTTTTGACGGATTTGAGACTGCGAATCGGCGTAAAACAATAAGTCATAAGATTCGCTATTAGGATAAACTACATTACCAGGTAGGTTAAAGTTTAGCCCCATGTAAGGTACCTGTACATTAGTAATTGAACGAGCAGGAAGACTTGCTGTCTTAACATATACTAAGTCGTCTTGATCAAATGTTACTGTACTTGCACCACCGGTATTGATGGATAATACCCTAAAATTAAAATCACGTGCAAATTCTCTTGTAGTCGCTGCTCTATAAAAGTCTTGAATAAGTTGATTTACATCGGCCATAAAATTATTTATCTCCTAGCTAGGATTATGATACTATCTCCTGGAAGTTTGTACCGGTTCTTGTAGCGTAGAAGTTGCAAAGAATATATTCAGCAGCGCGAACTGGCTTGATGTATACATCAATTACCACGCTATTATCATCAATAACTGCGGGGGTGTTATTTCTTTCATCACAAATTAAGAGATAATCATATATACCTTGAGTATTCTTAGCATTATCAAAGATCGGTGTCAAGCTGTTTATAATTTGTGTTCTTGTAAACAGTGTATTTGGTTCAAATATAAAGTACTTAACTGTATTTCTTGTAGCTGTTTCTAGATTTAAGAAAAGTCTACGTACATTAATTCTATCAAATGCGCTAGGCTTCTTTTGCAGTGTCTTCTGACCGAAGATTACAAAACCTTCGGAGGGGAAGAATGCTACAGGATTTAGATTAATCTTATAAAGTTGATCACGCTGCTTTTGCTTGGGGTATATTCCAATATCAGTTACACCGGTTAGTATACCACGGGAGAACCCTGCAGGTGCATACCAAGGCTGGAAGTTTACATCAGTACCTGCCATAGCAGCTGCAGCAAATCCCGAGAACGGTACCCAAACTTGCTGATTTGTAGCTGAATCAGCTACTTTTACGCAATTTGCAAAAGCGCAAGCATAGTTTGAATCAATGCCCGAAAATTGATTCTTCAATGGCCAGTAAATGTCATCGGAAAATGTAGTAGTTCCAAGATCTAATGTCTTTACGTTGGAGCCTTCAACAAATATATTTGTTATTGCATCGGCAATGAATATGTGATCTTTACGATTTTCAGTTAAATTTAAGAACGGTGCAGCAACTGCATTGTATCTAGAAGCGGGTACCGGTAGTGTAGAAGGATTCTGTACCTTTAGAGCTTGGAGTAAACCATCATAAGGTACTGTATCATCAAAATAACCATCGGTAGAAGGGTTAAACGAATTAACATAAACGGTACCTAACCCGGCCTCTAGGGTAATATTAACAGGATAAAGATCAACATTGTTAATCTTCTCTAAAGCGGTGTTTAGTTTTGCAGGTATATTGCCTACAGCTTTAGTAGAAAGATCTTGATTATCATAATCACCTAAAGCGTAAAGTGCGTTTGTAGTACCATATGAATTGTTTAAGCTGGTAACTACAGCAGAAGGTGCACCAACACGAGTTGTGTAATTAGCTGCTGTTTCACCGTCGAGGGGTGTAGCAAGACCTACGCTCAAAAAACGGGCTTTTTTACGAGGCACACCATTAAGATCTAACCAAGTATCACCGATTTTATTCGATACATAGGGGTTAGTAGCTATAGCAACATTGGTCGATTCACTGTTAACCTGTTCGATAAAGAAACTAATAGGCTGGCCTCCTGCTTCACTATTGATCTGTCTGTTAGCATCAAGAGAAGCTGAACGACCTTCTTGTAAAACATAGTCTAGAGCGATTGTATCAGGTGAAAATACCGATTGACGTAGTTTAAATACTCCTAAAGTAATAGTATCATCAAATTCATTCGAAGAAATATCAAATGAAGGTATATTTTCTAGTACTTCAGATACAGATCCCTGTAATCCTGCATTATCAGCAGATAAAGTAAAGTTCAATCTAACTTGAGGAATTTCTGTATAATCGTTATTATTAGAAATTACTCTTGTAGTAGAGTTTAGCGAATAAACTTTATTAACATCATTAAAAGGCGTGGCAGGATTCAAGTTAGTATTATCAATTAACCCGATGTACGTTCCTTCAAATTTTGTATTAACTGTGGATTGCGACTTGTTAAGAATAATCATCCCAGCTTTACCAAGCGAGCTAACTGTATTAAAGCTTATCGTACCATCGGTTGTTGGTGACCATTCAAAACCATCACCACGAAGAATAGATAGATACTCAGACTGAGTTAATTTTAAATGAGTAGGTGTACCAAAGAAATAAGAACCTGCACTAAAGGCAAGGTTGTTTGTAACGCTACCATTGGAATATCCGGCAACAGGGTAAATTAAAGCGCTATATTCTTCACTTGTATCAACACCGCTACCAGTACCATAAGGAAGTCTATATACTAGAACGTTTGCTGGAGAATTTAAAACGGCTTTAGCAGAATGGTAAAAATATCTTTCCGCAGCGTTTGTCGGTGTACCGAATACTTGTTCAAATTCGGAAAGTGATGTGATTGTGATGGGTTCGGAAGAAGGGCCTTTTGCAGCAAAACCAGGGACAAACACTGTTGTTGCTGGTACTCCTGCATTTGCTAAAGATAGGTCGATCTCTTGAATCTGAACTCCGGGACTTTGAATTGTGCGCGCCATATAAAATATTTATGTTTTTCCGATCAAACTTTTAAAAATTCTTACAAATTATCTATCTGTTCAACGAGATTGACTTCCAGCTGTGAATATTCAAAAGTGAAGGAAGTTTCTAATTCTGTTGATGTTCTATTGTTAAATTCAAGAGATCCTACAGCTGTAGGGAAAGAACTTTTATAGACAAATTCAATTATTCTCTTATCATATTCATCTAAAACAAATAAGGAAAAATCAGATCTATACTTAAAATAATCAGCACCTGCATTAATAGCTTTTTGACTAATATTATCTTTTATAAGATTTTCTGCATCAAAAATACTAAGATCTGCATTATTTAAAATATTTAG